CCAACTTGTAATTGCATAAAAGGAATAAACGAACTACTACCCAACACAACAACCTGATGAAACGATTTATGATTCAACTTAAGTATATTTTGTTCTAAGAATTTCTGATAATCACGAGCATTTGAAGACTGATTGATCATATTGCCGTTTTGATAGATTTCAAACTTACCAGGCTTAATAGTTCTATGAATTCTAAACTCTGAATTACCAACATTAAACTCGACTTCTACAATGGTACCCTTCTTATTGATACTATTAACTAATTGATCTTTTTTAATATCTCTATGAGGTTTACCAAATAGACCAAAGGAAAGAGCATCCAGCATTGTAGATTTACCAGCACCATTCGAACCTACTACAAGAGTTGATGGTGTTCTATCTAATTGTACTTTAATTGTATCATTGCCCGTTGAAAGAAAGTTCTTCCATGAGACCGACTTAAAATGTATCATAGATATTTTAATCCTAACCAATTAGCAACTTTAGCTTTTAACCAAGACTTGTTTTCTACGTTAATACTTAGTCCTGAATCGTCTATCCTTACCTGCTCCAAGCCGTTTGTATTATCAACAGTAAAATATGAATTAACAGTTCCATTGAAACCATCAGTCATTATCAATTCACTGTTAACAGTATAAGGGGACCCGAGGTAGGTCATTATTTCTTCAGAAACATTTAGGTCAAGGTTTAATTGTTGCGTAAGCGGGAATTGCAAGTCTAAAGACTGTTGATACATTACACCACCTCCAAGTTTTGTGCTTCAGTATATAGTTTTCTTAATTCAACTTTGATGTGGTCTTTGTCTAAATCAGTTTCAACAGCATCAACATATGTGTCTAATAAGACTCCAGTATCTTCAAGCGATACTTTATTATCTTCAACATTGTCGCCTAGGTATTCTTCAAACGTTTCAGCGATTTTAAGTTCATATGTTTCGATGCTTTGTAACTTATCAACGAATCTATCAAACATGTAGAGATCAGTTTTATTTACAACAATAAGCTTAATAAATTTATGTTCAAACTCTGAAACGTCAATAGTATTATAGTCAGTCTTAGCATCATCATATACTATCTTTTTAAACATAGTAATAGGATTACGTACTGGAGTTACTTCACGAGTTTCAGTATCTAAGATGTGGAAGTACTTAGGGTCATCACAATCAGACCAAGTAAATTCCATTTGGTTACCCAGATAATGAACGTTTCCCTGACTTGATTTAGTATGAAAATGACCGGTTAATACGCTTTCAAATCTAGAAAAGATATCAGCGTTCATACCATGAGGATTAGTTATACCAGCCATGAGTTCAAAACCCTTTAACTCAAGATGAGCACCAAGAATAGAAGCATTACAAGTCATAGCCCATTTAGTATATTCTTCATAGTTTGCGCTATTAATCCAAGGCAATACACCAACCTTCAAACCATCATAATCTAATACTGTAGGTTTCATTATAATATTAACGTTGGATGTAAAGTAACCAAGTAGTTCTTTAAGTGAACATAGTTCATTAGTATTTTTGAAATATACGTCGTGGTTACCAGGAATAATGTCCATAGTAATACCCATTTCGCGCATTGGTTCTAAGAAGTGTTTACGATTAGCATTAAGAGCTTTAAAGTTAACAAACTTACGATGCTCGTAATAATCTCCTAAGTGTAAAATATTTGTAATACCATGCTCTTTTAGGTATGGAAAAAATATTTCTCCATAAAATCTTTCCTGATAGTTTAAAAAAATATCGGATGAATTTCTTACGCCACAATGTGTATCATTTAATATAGCAACTTTCATAATTACACCATAAACAATTCTAGTTTTTCTTTATCTTTTTCGATCTTTGCGAACTCTTTAATCTTAGTGTCTTTAGTTCTAATCTGATCGATTCTTTGCCTTAAGGTATCTACATATTCTAATGTTTGAGCTGCACCATTATCATCCATACCCATAGCAGCAAAATCTTCAATACCCATCTTTTCGATGTATCTAAATTTGATTTCTTGTTGCTTCTTTTCTTTAGTAATACGCCTAATAAAAGCAAAGAAACAAATTTGAGTAAAGTAAGAGAATGCGTTTGGATTACCAGTTCTAGTAGCAGTTTCAATCTTATAGTTATTAATAGCTCTTAGACAGTTTTCAACACCATCCATTACCATCTCTTCTCTATAAGTGTACCGAACAAAGTTCGGTCTGTGAGACAGTCCTTCAGATATTTTCATGAAACATGTAGCAACGTAATCTGGAACCTTAGGGATTTGAGTGTCATTAGATTTAGCTTCTATTACGGTCTTAACGTACTCAACTACTGCTAGTGAGAATTCCTTGTTATTGACATAGTGTGGCTTAGCTTTTGGTTTAATTTTAGTGGTCATTTATATCTCCTAATAATGTAATATTATATCATAGTTTGGGTCAAATGTAAACAATTATTTTATTTTATTTATTTTCACAATTAGGTGAATTAAACGTTTACATTACGCCCAAAGTATGATATAATATAGATGTCACCGGGGAGGTAAGGGGTATACAACAATTAATGTATGGTTATCTCATCTATTGATGGTTCTTCTTCGTTCCACTCATCATCACCAGTATCAACCATTGTATTATCATAATCATATTGATCATATCCATCATTAATCTCAGCAGCCATAATATCCTGACATGAATACTTAATGAATGATTCTTTAGTCTCATCTACAACTTCAGTATGATTAATCACAAACCTTTTCATGATCTTAAACATCTTCTTGTCAGAGAAAGGAAACCAATCACTAAAAGTCCATGTACCATCAGAAGCACATCGTACGACCGCAGGTCGTTCAACAATAAATGCGTGTTCGCTTGAACTTTGAACATAACAAATAAGCTCTTCGCCGCTTGTTAGTTTAAAGTGTCTTATATCAATATCTTTAATAGATTCCATTTATATATTTATATCGTATATTTTATAGTCGAATTTCTCTTTACTATAAATTTTGATCCTCTCAGCTGCGTGTAATAATGTATAGTTCTTTTTAGTCTTCCAATGCAAATCGTCAGCAATATCAAATACCTTAGTAGTATCTATACCATCTGCAGACTTCCTTAATCCTCGCCCGATCGACTGTAATACTCTAATTTGAGATTTGCTTGGTGCAGCAAAGATAACGTTATGTAGACGCTTAATATTGATACCAGTAGAAAATGTACCCATACTAGCAACAATAATTGCGTTATCCTGAGTTTCAGTGATTGCCCTAATCTC